TCTGGAAAAATTTGGAGGCAGTGGAGGCACTTTAAAACTCCATCTGGAGCGTTCTGAAGTTAAAAATTTAAACAACTTTGACTGTTCGGAAATTTTTGACTTTTTTTACTGTGTTTTATTTTTGTATAGGCGGCTGAAAAAGATATACTTTAGGATTATGCTCTTCAAAAATTACATCTAAATGAACCCAAGATACTTTGTCTTCAAGTCTTATCTTAAATGGGAATAAATGTTGGTTTTGAATTATCCAGTCTCGAACCTCTTTAGCGTTCATTCCTTTAACATCAAAATCAACAGCTTTGCCAAATAAATGAGCAGAAACATAAAGAAGATTTTTGTAGACTTTGTTTTTTACCATTTGCTGCGCAATAGTTCTAAGTCCTCTTTGTTGTTTTCTGCCGTAGTTTACTTTTATTTCTCTACCTAAATTTTCTCTAATTATTAAAAGCGCATACAATAGCCTAAAATCAAGAAAACGCCAAGCTCTTTCTTTAAACTTTCGGTAAGTTCTACCGCCAACTAATTCTTTGATTTTAAAATACTTTTTGATTTGCTTCCTTACTTCTGATTCTGTCATATTCTTTATAAAAGAAAAGCCTCTAATATATAGAGGCTTTTATTGATTTTTGTTTTATTTTTTTATTCGCTTTTAATCTGCTTTTGAGCTGAATATAAGAACGATGAAGCTAAACCTGCTAATAGCTGCATAATCCAACTAACGTTTTCCCCTTCAAGAAAGGTTGTTAAAAAAGTTATTAAAGCTGATATTGCAAATACAACTATCATAGCGACGTTTCCTTTTATTGAGGAGGAAAACGTTTTAACAAGTGTCGTAGCCAGCCACACAATTGCAGGCATTAAATAAGCCACTATGCTTGCTGGACTTGAAAAATCAACTACTTCCCCTGTTTGAGCCATTACTAAGAATGGAGCAATAAATAAAATCACAAATAATAATACATTTTTAATCTTCATAATAAATATAGTTTTTGCCTATTTAGGCGGTTAAAATTAATTTTCAAAAAATTAAGCGATTTTATTGAGCGCCTTTCGAACAGTTACCTTGATTTCTTCAAGTTCAGCTTTTTCTCCCTCAGTCAAGCCTCCTTTTTCAAGCTGTCTCCTTGTCTTTCTAAAGTACTTGTATATCAGCCTGAAATTCTTTCGAAGATGTGCTTTTTCACTTGTATCAAAAATTGTGGCTATTGCTACTCCTAAAGCGGAGACATCGCTTACAGCGTTTAAAATGCCTTTTATGTCTGTGTTCTTACTCATGTTTTAATTTATAATGCTATTACTTTCTATTTTATCAACGATTCTTATTATTTCAGGCTTGTCAGGAGCTAGTTCTTTGATGATTCCGGTAATAGCTGTTAATTTTATGGTTAAAACATTTAAGTTGCTTCTTAAAGCATTTTCGCTTTTTCTAGCGGCTTCTAGCTTTAGACTAACATCTTCAAGCTTTTTACTTAAATTAGCTATTTTCATATCTTTACCACTAGAATTGCTTTCAGCAAGTTTGATTTCTGTGTTTGATTTATGCCTGTCAGTTAGGTATTTTGTTAACAATGTTAATCCACTAACAACAGCTCCCACAACAACAACCCATATAGGTTCAACACCGTCCGAACCAACGGAATTTAACATTTTGAAATATTTCACATTAAAAATTGATTTTATGAGTTCCGAACAAATAAAGGGGCTTACCAGCTTCATTTTTCATCAACGAACCTGAACAAAGCAAATTAATTACCTCGCCATTTTTAAGATTGTATTTTACAACCTGATAATAAGAACCTTCCCCTTTTATGTTTTCTTCTAAATTTTTAAAAGCAATTTCTTTGTCTTTCGGGTCAATAATTTTTTGCCAAGACTCAGCGAGATTAGGGAAATCTTTTTTGCTTTTGAAACCTAAACTTTTTCTAACTTTAGGGCTATAATATTCCATTTCAGGGTTTGATAAATCCCAAATCCAAAAGCCTCCATCGGTATTTTCGCCTACTTCTTTTAAAAGCAATTCACCTAATTCTATTACATCATTAAATTCGCCTAAAAAGATTAAAGAAGCTAATTTTAATACTGTATTTTCATGTACTTTATTCAATTTTTTTTATTTTTAATTGTTCAACATTAACGCTTGTATAGCGGTGTTTCCTGATTGATTTATAATATTACTTAATCCAGACCCAAACTGATAAGCTCCTAGCGTATAAGGCATGGTTCTAACATTACCATCGAAATCATAGCCTGCCTCCGAATGTATAATCGAAACATCTTGTCCAATGTCTAAAGCGGCATTGGTAAGATGAAAATCAGTTGTGCTTACAAAAGAAGGTGTTAAGGTCGTTATGTCGCTTTCTACGTAAGAATTCAATGAACTCGCTGCAAAAGAGCCGCTCACATTTACATTTTCAAACTCGGTATTTACATTCAACACTGCTCCGCTTTCATCTAGAAAATTGGTAGTGTTGTAAACTATGCAGTTAACGAACCTGTTCGAACTGTTGTCCATTCTCGTTCTTGCAAATGTATCGTTGGTATGAAAAGTACCACTAAGTATTTTATTGTTGTCTGCCGAATCCAAAGCCTGAAATTCATCGGTCATAAAAATAAATTCTGAATTTTTAACTATCGGGTTTATTATAACATTGTTATTTCCGCCCCCCAACTCAGCAGTAGTATTTCCAGGGCCAACTAGACCATCGTCCCAATCCGCAAAACTTATCGCGCAATAGACATCATCAAAAACAATATTTATAAATTCGTTGTCATGAGCTCCGTTAGCTATTCTAAGTCGAGCAGCTACGTCCGAATCGAACGACCAACTACCATTAACTTCAATGTTTTTCCAAGTGTTACCTTGAACAGCCACAAAAGAAGCTTCTATATTCACGTCGTTAGCAACGCAATCTTCAAATAGATTGCCTGTGCCAGACGATTTAATGACTAAACCATGACGACCGGCATTGGTTTCATTGTATCTATTAACCGTACAATTTCTAACAATGTTATTATCTCCGCCTGAAATTAAAATGTAGTAATCAGTTCCGTTGTCGCCGACCCCTAAATCGGAATAAACGTGGCAATCATCGAAAACGCCTGAATCTCCTTGTATCGCAATAGCCTCCGCTCCTGCATTGACTACGTAACATCTTGTAAGACTTGGGTTATTGCCCGACGTTCGAATGCCTAAGCCTTCATAGGGGGCAGAGCCTATTTGTGTTCCTAATGTATGACACAGAATGTTATCCGCTACAAAGTTAGCTCCGCTTGCATTTACCCCGAAATTGATATTTGTAAATTGAAAATTCTTTAAGGTAACATTTGCGGCTGAAATAGTCATAGCCGTACCAGAACTAAGGGAAGTACCTGTAATAGTCGGCATATCAAGATTGTCTAAAGCATCGGGGTAGCTATAAGCAGTAATAATGTCGCCTACTACATTTTTGTATCCTTCCCAAGTTGCGCCGCTTTCAAAACTGCTCATTTGAACAATGCCGTAATTGCCAGCTTTTACGTAAATAGTTTCGTTGGTAGTATCAGCATTGTTGGCTTCTGAAAGTGTCCAAGCGTTCGCTTCATTGCTTCCGTCATGTGCTCCTGCCCCGGTAACTGTTACGTGCTTTTGAGAACGTGCCGCAAATAAGCTAAATACAAGTAATAATAATGCAATTTTAGTTCTCATTAATCTAGTGTTATTGAAATGTTATCAACAATTACCCACTCTTCATCTGTGTCAATGACCGTATCGTAATTATTTGGATTAGCGGTTGGATGCAATATTGCTAGTCTAAATCCAGTTTCTGCCGCCGCTATTGTGACTGTTACTTCATTCCATCCAGGCGTATCACTAATTGCTATTACATTTGGACTAGTGGTAGCTAAAGCGGTGTTATTTCCTTCTTCAGTTATACGTATGCTGCCATCTGTACCAGCCACTTGATTTACCCAGAAAGTTAAAGTTTTAGTTCCTGTTGTAGGAAGTCCTGTAATACTAATATAATGTCTTGCAAAAGCAGCGTTATCCGAGTTCATAGATAAGAAACCGTAAGTACCTTCCTGTGCGTAAGTAGTCTGTACGGTACTGGCAATATTATCAGTCCATCCGCCAAAGCTATTCGCTTCGTCTGTTCCTTGACTACCGAAGTTGCCAGTTGGATAATATTCTGCGGTAGCAGGCGAGAACCACTCAAAGCCATCCCCACTAACTTTAAACACTCCTTCAGTATCTTCAATTACAGAGACAGAACCCCAATCAGTTAACCTAAAACAACTCTCATTAGTTCTACCTTTACCTTTCATAGTCGCCGTTCCTTCACACAACTCAAAAATTGGAGATGAACCATCTATTGTAAAGAAGTAGTTTTCGTCTATCTGACCGGTTCTAATATTATCTAGTGTTCTTTGAACCGTACCTGAGCGAATTGTATTATATACACGATAGCCTGTTCCTGTAACTTGGTTGGTATAAGTCAACGCTCCACTGCCTGTTATATCTAAAACAGAATGAAAACCCGTTGAAACTGAGCCTGAACCACCAGCATCGAAATCATTTTCATTTGTTACCGTAACACCAGTGGCAATGTTTGGGGATTTGGAAATGGCTCCATTGGCGCTTGTGAAACCATGACTAAGTTCAGCTATTGTGCCCGTTCCAACTAAAGTCAATAGATTAGTGGTAGCCGCCTTGATGTGATTTCCTACTGCTGACATTGTGCCAATAGTTGCGTTGTCTGTGCTAAATCTTAGAGGATTAGTACCGTCAATTACATTGTTATCATATTTGAAAACGTCTACGTTAGTTACCGCTTGATTACTACCTCCCAACCCATAATCGGAATAATTTTCAATTCTGTTGTTAGAAAAATCCCAAACTTTCGAGTCACCTGTAATGCTGGCTAAAACACCTACACTTTTTGAATTGTTCGAGTAGTTGTGTTTAAAAGTTACGTTAGTACCTCTAATCGAATAACCGAAGCCATCACCCGTGGTAGGTTTAACCGTATTGGTTGACGAGGTATTTTTTATGGTTAGATTATCAGCTAATTGTATTTGATAACCACCTTGCGTAATCGAAGGGTCTAAGTTGTAATTGTTACCGTGAAAATTATCAATAACACCTTTAATGTTGTAGCCATAGAAAAAAGCATCATCCACATCGTCGATTTGAACACCTGCTATGTCTATGTTCGCTTGCTGGCCTATTCCATTTATAAACACACCATATTCGTTCATAGCTCCCGAATTGGAGATACCTCCGTTTATTTTAATTTGCCTCATATAGACATCTTCAAAATCTTTCACCAATACGTGCGCTGCCGCATCGGTTTCAATGCCTCTAAAGTTCTTAGAAGTGTAATTTACAAGTCGAAAAGTTTGACCGTCATCTGTTCCCAGTTCATGGGATTTTGCGCCATCTTTCCCATAGCCGTCTAGGTGTAGATTTTCCCAGTCGATATGCTCAGTACCTTCTCCTTTTATAGGGGTGTTCTTATTCTCGTTAAGCCACATACCTCTAACTATATGACGCTCGTCATTTTTAGATAAGAAGAAAGGGGTTTGCCCTAATGTGTTTCCTGTGTTTTGAGTTGTCAATCCCATACCAGTAGCTGTATTATTTTCTAAATACACCTTATCCGTTGTGTTTTCGTTCCATGTCACATAATTTCTTACGTTGGTTGACACGGTGTTTTCTTGTGTAAAACTTTCCATTCCCACAGTCTTAACGACCGCTTTAGGCACTTCATCAAAATTAGAATTGTAAATCCTCCCCGAAATAGAACCGTCTGCATAAAAGAAATATGACTCATTATCAAAGCTATTCAAAGCGTCATTACTCGCTTTATCGCCTGCAAAATTCATGCTTATATTCCAATGATCAACACTAGATAGGTCAATGCCAAAAGTTGCTGTATTCAGGGGAAAGGTAGAATGAAGTCTAATTTCTGCGTTCGGGTTTTCTTTAACAAAAAGTGCAAGCCTAGCTGTTAGAGTTAAAGGGTTTGCGATGTAATAAACACCATCAGGCCAGCAATGTGCCAATCCTGTTGTATTCAACCATGCTGATAAGTCCGCATCATCTGGCAAAGTATCCTGACCATTAGCTTCTAGCATTGTGCAATTAGACGCGCTCGCTTGAATGACTTCCCGTACGCTTAAATTGTCAAAATCTACTTCCCAATCCAGAGCGGTCAAGCCGCCATGCCCCAACCTAAATAACTGCACATGGTCGCTGTCCGAAGTTGCAACGAACTCAAACGTTCTTTTGGTAGTTCCCGAAGCTGCCGTAATCGTTAAGCTGTTACCAACAGGGCTACTACTAGTGTCGTCTGTATCTCTAATCGTATATTGACGACCGACGGATTCCAGACTTTCTATTTCGTCAAATTCGATTCTATATGTTTTGCCCGTCTCGTAAGTAACAGCTTGTCGCAAATAAGAGAAGTTGCTAGCAGCTGGCACTTCTAAAGTTCCTACTCCATTCGCTATAACTGCCCGACTTTTCGAATAATTAGTATCGGCATCAAAAGTTCCGTTAATTACTAAATTCGAACCTAGATTTTCGGCAGAAGGAAGGTCTAACAAAGTCTGCCCTTGCAAACCTATCTGTCCGTTTTCTACAACTAATTTAGGGGTGTTATTTGATCCCGGTATATGCGCTCCGTTTTCTTGAGCAAAAGCTAGAAAGGAAAATAAAATAAGTACTAATAATGTTATCTTTTTCATTTTAAAATTGATTTTTGATTTGTCCACTTAAATAGTCCGCAAAAACTTCACCGCCTAGTGTATTGAAATGCAAGCCATCGGAAAGCATTTTGCCATTAGAACCATCATTTTCTAACTCGGCGATAATTCCCGATTCGCTTGTAGATTCAATAACTGTTACCCCCAATCGGTTGCACATTGTTCTTATTAAATTTCCAATGTTGTAAATGGTTAGATAGGGTCTATTTGCTACTGCGGATTGTGTAGGCAAAGACCAAAATATTCTAACCTCTGGGTGATTATCTCTTAAATAATAAAGGGCTTTTCTAGTTGCGTTCGCTAAAGTTAAATGGTCTAAAGTGCTTACATCTTGGGCGTAGGCATCGCTGTAACTGCCCATTGCTGAAGCGTAATCGTTTGTACCCAGCACTATTATGATTATGTCAGGTTCATCTGTGGGGTGGTCTTGCTCCCATTTTTTAATAGAGTTCCAGAGACGATTGTCGTTGCTCCCATTTGTAATTGTAGTGGTAGATTCTACGGTAGAACTATTCCACGTAACTCGCTGCCCAGCTACTGCAAAATTTTTGAATGTTGCATTGCTGAATATACTTTCTAAGTTGTCTACATAAGCCGTTTCATTTGCTGTAATACTGTCCCCGAACAGAACAATACTTTTATCGAAGGTGTCTGAAGAAGAAATAGACACATCTTGATTTCCTGTCTGCGAAGTAAGAGTTAAAATATCGCCGTTGATACTTAATGTTTGGTCTGGGTCGCCTGAGCCGCTTAAAGCCGACAACTCTGCATCTAAATTAATCTTACGTACAACATCATTATCAGTATTGTAAGCGTCGTCGAACAAAAACTCTTGTAAAATGTTTGATGTTACTACTGGCGTTCCCGATTGCGAACTGGTTTGATTTACAGTAATGCGAAAACTAGAGCCAACTCGTAAATAATTATTCCACGACTCGGTAATAGAGTTGTTGTCATAAAAACCTTGTCCAATATTAAATATACCCATTTTCGAACCCAATGTTGTTTCGAAATCTGAAATATAAACCCTACCCCCGTGCGGAGGATTATTAGAAACTCTGTAATCCATAGACATATTACCAACTTCATTACCTTGATTTACGTAAATCAAATTATTAGCGACAGGGTCGTCAGTCGAATCAATATCTAAATTTGGATAAAGATTTGTTAGCCAAGCCAAAGCTCTGGCATCATTATGAAGCGAAGTTAAATCTAAGGTTTGGCTGTTTTGCAGTCCAACCCCTAAAGTAAACACGCTGTTTGACTCTGTTATTGAGTCAAGAAAATCGTTGCTATTATTTGAGCCAAAAACAACATCTACTAAACTTGTTCCATTCCAATATTGTAATGTTCCAGCTTTATTTACAAAGCCTCTGTATGAAGATGTTAAATTAATATTACCTACTTCTGCTGCCGTTTGCTCTTTATACATAGTACCTTCTGATACGTCTAAAACAGTTTGACTACACCCGTAAATAGGTAAGAGCAAAAAAAACATTAATTTTACTAAGTTTTTCATTTGATCGCAATTTAGATTCAACAAATATAGTTGTATTATTTTTAATAAAAAATTTTTTTAATTGATTTTTTTTTCGTATAGAAAGTCATTTATTAAAGTATCTGCATTTCATTTATTTTAAATACTTTTGAAGCATCTCCTATATCCGCGGGTATTAAAAAGTTATCATCTATAATTATACCTTTGAACCAATGTTTTTGATTAGCTCCATCAACCCAACCTTCTATTATATCTTTATTTTCAAATTCATTTAAATCAACATTTCCATTTCCTTTTTTTACATCCCATTCATTATTATTTGTATCTTCAATTGTTACAAATAATTTAGCCTGTAAAGATTCAACTTCTTCAATAGTATGATTATGTTGCTGTATAGCAAAATCTTTATAATAATCTATAAAGTCATCTAAATCTATTTTTAAAGTTTTATTATCATTTGGAACAAATATAGCTATATAAGCCTCTTCTTCGTTTCTTTGCAAATCATAAGATTCTAATTGTCCAATATTTTTTGCGTTTTCAACAAATTTATTGACCGCATTTACTACGTATTGTAATTTTTGTGATAATGTCATAATAATTTAAAATTTAATGAAGTTGGGGTTGCCTGCAAATAGAGCGGGAATTTCTACGTCTAGATCTCCAAAATCGTTTGTTTCTATTTCGTTTATAAGGTTACTGTAATTTTTATTTGTTTTAAGCATTGCAGCTATTAATTTGTTTAAGTTAGTGTTTTCAATATCTTCTAATTCAAATGGTCCGCTTTTAATGTATCCCTCTCCATTTATAAAAACGTATTCGCATGATAAAGCAATAGTTAGTTTTAGTATAGCATCTCTACTCATCTCTTCAAATTCAAATAAATCTCCCTCACTTACAATTGAAGATATTAAATGAACTGAGTTGTCAGTTATTATATTTTCAACTTCGTCTTGAATAATCATAGATTTATTAGATAATGGTATTCTAATAAAATGATGTATATTGTATTTATAAAATATGTCTCTATTGTTATCGTTAAAATACTTTATAGCAACTGTTCCTTCGTGAATATCATCTATTAATATGTTTTCACTTAAATAATGTTTTGTTTCAAATTGTTCGTCTTCAAACGTTATTAAAACATCATAAACGCCATTTCCGTATATATTCCAAAATAAGGTGAAATCAAAAACGTTGTAATTTAATATTGTTTGAACAGACTTAACTATAATTGAAGTTGCTGATATTGGCTTAAAATTTACATCAAATATTACAGCTTGACTATTTACAGAGTCTAAAAAAACAGTTTCTTTTATTTTAAAAACCCCGTAATTTTTTAATTCAACAGTGTTGCCTACTTCAGCAAAACTAGGTAGACCGCCATTTAACTGGTATGATTCTTCAATATTTTCTTCTGAATCATAAATATTGCCTCCGTTGAAATAAACCGCTATGCTCTCAGATGTATAATATATCATTGTAGCGTCCATTCCTTTAAAAACACTTATATTATCAGTTAATTGATTAAGATCAATATTAAATTCTTGATTATCATCTTTTCTTAGTTTAACATTAATATTTTCAAAAGAACTTTTCAATTGTATTTTTGTAGTATCGTTGTTTTGAAACAATGCTTCTTGACAATAATTTATATTGTAATGAAATTCATTATCAAAACTGTTTAAACTATTTTTAAATACGGTTAAATTATTAATATTCTGTTGCAATTTAAAACTTAAAGCATTAGCTTTAGATATGAATATAATTTCTTCTTTATCAGAAGAATACTCTGTAACGTTGAAAAATATACTTATTTGAGAGCCTAGAGAATTTCCGTTATAGTTATCTCTTATTCTTAAATGGTTTTGCCCTTTTGGTAAATTGTGAAAAGATGTACTTGTTTGCCAATTCACTCCATCTACAGAGTATTCGTGAGAAACAGTTGAAGATGTTAACAATTTAATTTTAGCAGAGCTTCCTGATAAAGAAGAAGACGTATCAATTTTAAAATTATTCGATGTTAGCTTCGGTATGTATAAAAAACTTGTTCTAGGATATTTAGTATACGCTTCAAAGTCTCCATTTGCATCTTTTCTACGCAACTCTATAAAATACTTAACATCTCTTAAAAGATCTCTACTGAATTGATTGCTAAGAGATAAGTCTTCAGAATCATTATTTATTTTTATATAGTTAAAATTTTTATCAGTGTTTAATTCTAAATTAAAATTAATTAACGGTTGAGTCAAAGAAGCTGTTATATTATCAGATGTTATATTTAATCTAGCATTAATAAGTATTGGACTATTTTCATTACTTATTACGTGTTGCGCATTTTCTGTTACAACATCTATAAATGTATAGCCCTCAGATTTAAAAGTTATTTCTAATATTCTTTCATTTCTTACTACATTAAATTTGCTATCTCCATTGTAATCATAATTAAATTTAGATTGATATAGAGAAGCAGCTAATTCACCTGTTATAATAGTATCAGCTTCGTTTTCACTATTTCCAGAAGAATTATTTATATAAATATAACCCTTAGCGTTACCTGGATTATAGTTAGATAAGTATCTTTCATAATAAGGCCCTAATTCTACGCCGCTAGATGATTTTAATCCAAATTTAATCAGGCTGCCTGATTCAAAATGTTGATCGAATGTTATTGTTATTTTTGAAAATGCCATTTGTATTCTTTAATTGTTATATGCTTCTATAAATTCAAACTCGCCGCTTTTTGGTTGAAATGATGTTAAATAGCCGCTTTGTTTTTTACCCTCTGGGTTTGAAAAACTAAATTTAAAATAATAATTTGGAACCATTACTAATTCATCGTTATATAACACTTGTGTTTTACCTAATATTAAATTAAGTAAATTTTTATCAACTTTATGATTAAAAGTTATTTTGTTTGGCTTAAACAATGGCGGACTCATTTTTTTAACAAGTATAGATTGATCTTCGGAAAATGATTCTGTGTCTTCTTTAAACCATGTTTTTAATGTTGAATTGCCATCTGAATCTGAATGAGATACATTTTTAGATAAATTAATGAGTTCATTCATTCCAGCTCTTAATACCCAAGAGTGTCTAAAAAACATTCTTAATGGTGTAAATAAAAACGATTTGAATGTGCTTGAATAGCTTAAATTTTCAGGTTCAAATCTCAATCTATCTGCCCACTCTTTTTGCACATAAGTTCCAATATTATCAATATTTCTTTTTAGATCTAAAAACCAATTGTTATCATCTTGAGATGTATCTTCTTTTGGAAATAAATCTGCTGGAAGTTTTCTTATTAACTCACTACCTATATCATCTGCTCTTATTGATGAAACTTGTCTGTAAGTATTTGAAACTTTATTTATAGGTGTTATTCTGCTAGTTTTTCTATTAGGCTCATCCAAACCAACAGCATCATCATATTCCCCTCCTTTAGAATATCCCATTTCAATAGTACTAAAATAATCTTCTTTTTTTATTTTGCTTTTATAATTGTATATTTCTTTATTTAACTCTACTACAGTTTCATTTTGATAAAAATATTTTAAATCTTCAATAACTAATTTTTGAACTCCGTCTATTATTTCTATTCCAACTCCAATGTTAAAAACAGCTTTTAAAGAATCTATTATATCATCTAGAGAAGAAGTCATAGACTTATATAATTCGTAACTTGAATCAAAATTTCTTATCCAATAACCAGATATTATACCTATTAATCCATACTCGCCATCATTAATATAACCTAACTCTTTTCTGCCAAATAATCTAGAATTAAAAGCATCTTTTCTACTTGTAATTATATTCATCAATCTATCTACAGCTTCATGTATAAATAGAAATTCATGATTAGTGGTTTTTTCTTTTTTAGTTAATAGAGATACGTTTATATTCCAAGAGTTAACCCAAGCAAAAGTATGTGGATGAATATTTCTATTCCAACCAACCCCACTGACTGGACTAATAATATGTTTTAATCCTAAAATTAAACCTTCATTATAAGCTAAATCAGTTATTCTTATTGAGCCACTATGGCTCAAATTATTTAAGTCTAAATTAGTTATATTGACTTCATGTAAATCTGTTACACTAACAATTTCATATTCTAATTCATCAACAGGTCTAACTAATCTACATAATTGCAATATCAAACTTCTTCTATTAAATGATGAAGAGCTTTCGACTTTAAAATCAACGTCAACATTGTAAAATATATCTAATTTCAAATCTGTACTTTCAAAATCATTTGGATTTGTTGAGTCAACAAAAAACATTTTAGTAGCTTGATCTACATTTATATCCATAGCATCAGGAGAAGATATTCTACTACTTGTTTCTTTATCTGTTTTCATTATTGGAAAACTATAATTGAAAACTCCATTCACTCCATTTGAATTTCCTATTAAATCTATTTTCTGCTTACCTCCATCCAATTCAATATAATCTGAGTTTAAATCATCTGGGTCTGTTATAGGCGATAATATATTGTCTTCGTATAATTCTATTCCATCTAATTCCGTACTATTTGTTTTAAGCTTTTCTAAAAGAACATCATCAATTGAATACTCTCTTTCAAAATCAAATTCATCTGATTTTCTAGAGTCAATAATATTTTCAAGTTTATTAGAATTAAATTTAACTGATAAATTATGATTGACTTCTGACTTAGTAGTGTAATCAACATATCCAACATAAACTAGAGCCCATTTAATAACCCCCCCAACTTCAGTCAATTCGTATTTTTTAAGCTCCATATTAGAGTTAATTCCTAAAGCTTCAAAATCAGCTTGAATATATTCTTTAGCTTCTTTATGAAAAGTTAAATCTCCTGTAAATTCAATTAATATACCATGATAATCTTCATGCCTAACAAAATTAAGATCATCGTTATTCCATCCTGAAGGCTCTTTTATTTTAAGCTCAGGTTGAACGGCAGATTTAAGTCTAAATCTTACGTGGTTTGATTTATCTACTCTTATATCGTACATACTAATTTGACCATCTTGAAATAGAAGACTTATAGTTATCATTACTAGAAGTTTCTAAATTTATATTATTAATATTTTTAGCTTTTTTAAATCCATCTGAAACAGCTTTTGTAACATCTTTTAAAAGTTTACCTTCTTCTCTAGACGCGTAAGCTCTAATGTTTTTAATTTTAAACAATTCAGATTTAGAACTCATTTCATCGTAGTTTTTATAGACTGTATCTCCTTTCTTTAAATCAACTACAGCGTTCTTTTTATCAGTAGATAATATTCTACCATTTCTTTCTACGTACTCTTTGAATGCTCCATCGTTAATCATAGCTTTTTGATTTTCAGATAAATTTTCAACTCCATCTTTATACTGAGGTATTGGTTGAGCTATAACAGTTGCAGCCTGCGCCGCTCCTAAAGCCGCTACAACTCCAGACATAATTCCAGCTGTTATACCATAATCATCTTTTGGAAAATCAGCCCATATTCCTATTATAGCTCTAGCGGTAGATATTGCTATATCAGCTAAAGCAAATTTCTTTCTAGCTTTAGCTTGCTTTTGTTCTTGATCTAGTCTTTTTTTATCTAATTGTTTTAGCCTCTCTTCTTTGTTTCTTTCTAAAGTAGCTTGTTGCTCATCATCTCCTTCAGCTAAAGCTATTAACCTATCGTATTTTTCTTCTTCAGCGGCAATTTCAGCATCTATGTATTCTAATTTTCTTTCAAAAACAGAATCAACTAGTTCACCTATTGAAGAGGTAAAAGCTTGAGCTAAATCCATAGATTCATCAAATACTTTATCCCAATCAGCTGTGTCTAACGTAGCTTTAATTTGCATTGAAGCTTCAAGAGAATTTACTTCTCTTTTAAGCTTAGATATGTATTCTGAATTTTCTTCACCTGATTTTTCAAGTATTTTAATTTCTTCTTTTAATATTCTAATTTTAACTTGTATAACAGAATTAGCTGCTTCTATAGCTATTCTAGCTGACTCTTTATCTAAACGCTCTTTATCTGCAGCTGTTTTCTTTGAGGCATTAAAAACTTTTTTAGCGGCTATTAATTGTTTAGAAAATTTATCTTTAACAATATCTTCTCTTGACTGACTAGTTGTATTAAAAGTAATTTCTTTTGACTGCTTAGCAAATTTATTGTTTAATTTTAATAAGTCATCTAAAAGCCTTGTAGCTTCAAATTTTATATGAGCATTTTTTTCATCTTCTAATTCTTTTTGCCTAGCAATAAATTTTTCTCTAGTTAGGTTTCCTTTAGATACAGAATTTTCTAATGATTTTAACTCTTTAGCTAAACTATCTTCTACATCTTTCTTTTGAATTTCAAACTCATTTTTTCTAATAAAAGTTTCTAATCTTGCAGATTCTTTTATTGCAGATAATCTTTTTCTTAAATCAATAGTTTCATCTCCAACAATATCTTTATTAGCGTTTAATGATATGGCAGCAATTTCATTTGCAGTCTTTATTGTAAAGTCTTTTATAGCTCTAAGATTTCTTTGAGTTTTAGTTACAGTTTCGTCGTCTATGAATTGAACGTCAGACTCTTCTACAAGTTTTCTATAAATATTGTATTCGGCAGTTGCTTTTGATAATTGATTTTGAGCTGATTTTAATTCTTTATCTTCCCCTAAGAAAAATGAAGCTCCAGGTTTAGTTTTACTTAATTCTTCTTTTTTAGCTTCAAATTTGTCAACTAAATCATCATACTTAGCTCTAGCTGTAACAAAATTTTTGTATTTTTCATCTAATTGTTTAGCAGCATTTTTCTTTGATATTTCTTCAGCTTCTTTATCTTTTCTTATTCTTATAGCTAGTATTTCATCTAAACTATCTTTAATTAATTTTATTTCTTCACCTGTAGCTGTTTTTAATCTAGCTTCAAGATTTTTTTTCCTTATATCTAAAGCTTTATTTTGTTCATTTCCATTTGTAGTTAATTCAACAAAATTAGCTGCTGATTTTTTTAAACTTTCTTTAAATTCTTTTTCATCAGCTATTATTTTTATTCTCAATTCTTGCTCTCCAGTAGCAAATATTCTAGCCCAACCATCAATAGTCTCATTTAGCAATTCTAAAAACCCTCCTAATACTTTTTTAATTACACTATCTCCTTCAGATATGTTTTTAATGAAAGTTTGCCAGCTAGCAGTTAATCTATTTTGTTTAGACACTAAAGTTTCTATTCTATCGGCATTTTCAATACCGTAAGCTCTTTCAACAGCTTTAGCAAAATTAGGTAAAACTTCAGCTGATAAGACTTCACCTTTTTTAAGCATTTTATCTAATACTGGAATCGTTACCCCCATTGATGCAGCCATTATACCCATTGCTCCTGGTAGTCTTTCGCCTAATTGTCTTCTTAATTCTTCAGTAGAAACTTTTCCTTTAGAAAGCATCTGCTCTAGCGCTAAATACACACTAGCTAACTCATCAGTTTTTAAACCTAATGTAGCAGCAGCTTTAGTCATTGATTCAAATATATTTTCAGTATCTCTAAGCGATAAACCAGATTCTTTAGCAGCCGCTAAAAACCTACTCCATCTTAAAGTTGTTGAAACTAATTCCACTCCATAATCTTGAGTTATTTTTAAAAGAAATCTTTGTGAATTTTCATAGTCAAAAGATGTTTTAGTTATTTTTTCAAGTGTAAAACTAAGCGAATCAAATGTCTTAATATTTTTAAAAACATTAAGAGCTAAAAATCCTAAATTAGTAACTAAAGATAATAAGCCTCCAGCCTTAAGTAAACCCCTTATACTTAAATCTAATTTTTTATTACTATTTGCGCTAGCATTGGTTGCAGCTACATTTTTTAATTTAGCACTTGAATTTCTTTTTGTAGCGCTTGTGGATGCAGTTTGAGTTGCAACTAAAGATTTATAATTTGCCGACAAATAATTTATTCTATTGCCCAATAATGCTATTGTAGATTTTAAATTTTTTACATTAGCCTCTAAAGCTGCAAAATTAGCCTTGTTAGCCTTATTCATATTTGAAGATGCAGACTTAATTGCATTTATTTGAATAACTAAAGCTTTTACTTGAGCTATGGCGTCTTTAGCATTTATTTTTAATTTACCCATTATTGTTTTGGATTTTTACTTTCTAAAATTTGATTCCAATAAATATACTTTTTTATGCTGTCTTTATATATATCTATTCTATAAGATAAGGGTATTCCAGCTTCTAAGTACATGCAATTTTTTTCAATATCTCCCTTTGAATCATCAACTTCTTTTAATGTTTTTAAATTTATTTTTTCAAGTTTTACTTTGTGTATTTTAAGCCTATTTTTAATACCTAATAAAGATCTACTAATTCTTTTTATTTGCGGCATTATTAATTTAGCTGTATCTATTGGAAAACCAAACTCTTTAATTAAAAGCAAAACGTTTATATCTAAAGTATCTATATATAAAGATAATATTTTTTTTGCTGCATAATACTTAGCTTCCAAGTATTCAACGTTTATTTGCTCTTTATACTTTTTTATAAGCTTTTTATTATCTGTTAAAGCGTTGTATTCGCAAAGTATATCAAAAGCCGCTTTTGCAAGTTTGTCACCCCCAACTTCATTTTTTTTATTAACTTTTAAAAAGTTGGAATCCTTAGTTTCTGCAAATTCAAAAAAATTATAAATGGGTAGTTCAGAACAATTTGTATAATACTTTTTATTTTTCATTAAAAAAAATCTAATTCAATTTCTCCTGTTGATGATGTTAAGAAAGGTAAAGAATTGATTTTAGCTTCAACTCCTGGGTCTATAATCTCGTTGATTATAAATTTTTTTTCATTTTCCGTAAACTCTAAAATATCTACTCCGTATTTATTTACTAAAGCACTCGTCTTTTCGTCGCTTGAATTTAATATTAAATCAAACCCTGAAAGTTGTAAATAAAATCCTTTGTAAAAAAGCCCACTTTCTCTTAAAGTAACAAACGAAGAGCGTTTGTTATTTTTTTTCTTCAATAGAATTGTTTCCCTAGAATAGGTTGGGGTTATCAAATCCCCTGAGCCGTCTACACCTTTTTGATATAATCTATTTTTAACTAAGCCTACAATTTCGCCTTCATTTTTTTTAATTATATTAGATACAACCTGTTCTAAAGTTAAATTAAATTGTATTAAGGCTAATTTATATCTCGATAGAATCATTTTATTTTTTTTAAGGGGCTTAAAAAAGCCATTAATTAAGCCCCATTAAAAAAACATGCATCCTAGTACAGCGGATGAACACAGAACAAAAATTTAAACAACAACTGCTGAAGTTGGGGTTGTACTACGATACAGCACTCCATTAGATTCGGCAACTGTCGTATTTGTATCGCCATTAAAATGCGTTACAGTTACTGTTTGTCCAGTTGTTACTGCAGCGTCTAATGTAAATACGTAATTTCCAGGTGTAGCTTCTGCTACTGCGGTTATATTAGCTGTAGCTCCATTAACTTGAATTGAAACGTTGGCTTCTGATAAACCTTCTACTGAAGAATTTCTATCTGCCGCTAACATGACATTTAAAGATAATTGAGTATCGTTGTTTGCTGGAACAGTTTCAAACTCAATCAAAGTTCCATTTATTCCAGGAATATCGTCTGGAGCAAAATCCAAGTTTTCAGCATGAACAATATCATAATTTTCATCCCATTGAAGTCTATTTAAAAATTGAACAACTAAAGATTTCATTTCAGGGTCTCCGCCTTCCATTCTTCTTTTAGTTAATTCAGCTGTTGTATGACCAGATGTAAACCCTTGATAATTTCCATTTGATTTGTTGGCTAACATCCAATTACCTTCGTCGTCTCCTATCATATAATCATAAGATTTGAAAGTAGTCATTTTAGCGATTTCTTTATAAAAATCATGGCCTTCTTCAAACATTAATTTATACTCAGGCAAACCTAATAGGTTTCTTCTTTTACCACCTTTTGAATTTGTGTAATAACCATCTTCTGATGACACGTCTTCAAAAGCGCTAGCTCCAATAATAGGAATAGCGTCGCCCTTTTTTATTAGGTTTGTTAAATAAGCTAAATTGAAATCAGCTGTTCCTAATATTTCAGTGCCTTTTCTAAGTGCTATCAAGTGTGTTGGTGTTCCAAACAGTGATAAACAACCTAATTTACCGGTATTAGCGCCTCTAGCGCCTCCGCAAGCTTTTTTGCTCGCTATTGATCTAATTTCCATTTTTAATTTTTTGCTTGTTAATTAAATCTTGATAAACGCTTTGATTATCAGTTTCGAAATTACTTCCGATTTCATATTTTTTAGGGTTTTTAAACCCTACTGTAAAAGCACTTATAACTTCACCTTTAAAGATTTTTTTTTCTTTAGGTTCAGCAGCTTTTACAACTACTTTATCTTCATTTTTTGCCATTTTTAAATTTTTAATACGTTATTTAAACCAGTTGATATTGCTGGTATATTAATTTCTAATTGCTGTTCTTGATTTCCTTTCATTTTTATTTCTCTTAAGCAACCGTTGTTTATTGAAAATGATAGATACAATTTTATTGCGTCCCATCTAGCTCCTGTAAAATTTTCTTCTCCAGACAATAAATCATCACTGTAATTAGGAAACTTTACAAATTCTCTTTCTTTATTAATTTTAACGGTGCTAGCTTTAGTTAAAGACTCTACAACCATATTCATTAGCGGTATTAACACTTTTTTATACGTTGTTTTCAATCTAAGCTTACTGCTAAGATTTTTATCTGTATCTACAGCTAATATTAATGGTAAATCTTCTAATTGCAAGGTTTTACCAATATGCTTTTCTTTGAAAGGATATAGCAACCAAATAAGAGGATAAGGCTTGCGTTTTTCAAGCTCGTATTTTTTAAGAAAAACTTTTATCTCATGTTCATCTCCAAAATGAAAAACTGGTTTGTAACCTTCTGAGTTTTCGCTAACAACCATTGCTGGTAAATATTGAAATATATCATCTAGTTTATCCTCTAATATTATTGTATTTGTAGAACTCATTAAAATCCAAATCTGTTTATGTGTCTTATGTCTTTGAAATGTACATTTTTGTAAAAATCAGTATATGCTTTATTCATGTCTTTTATGAAATCGTATAAGCTAACTTCTTTGTTACCTTTGTAATAATCTAAACCTAATAACTCATGCTTATAAATAACTTTTTCGGATTTACATTTGCCTTGAACTATGTCTACATATTTATTCCACGCGTCAACAACTTTTAAGGTCGGGGCTACTACTTGAGCGTTTTTAACCTTTTCTTTAATTTGTCCAACAGTTGTGTTAGTTACATGTTGTCTTCTTTCGTGTCTACAGTATGCGTAATAAGCTAAAAAACTTCTATTATATTTTTCAGCTGTAATAGGGGTTTTAAATCTAATTCCCCTCCAAGCCTTAAGCTTATTAGTTCTCGCATCTAAATAGGAGTGACCATTTAAAAGCCACCCCCATTTTTCATGCGCCTCATCTTTTAATAATGTGGGCCTATCTAAATTCAATTGACTAGCAAACTCATTATAAAAAATGAAACCAAATATATCAATAAAGCACTCTTCTTCATAACCACTTATTATTTCAGAAAAATTATTTGTAGTCTCAAGTAGTTCTTCCGTTATAGAAGGCTTAGCTTCAGGTATATAAATATCTCCTTTATAATATGTGGTATTTGTTATCATGCTTTATAAATCAGTCTATTCTTTTACCACTTTTTTAGGCTCATAAACTTTGTGGGTTTTAATGATTTTACCTACTTTAATTTTACTAACTAAAGCGTTAGCGGTACTTTTGTGATATGTTTCAACATCACCTACTTTTTTAGATCCATGAGATTTAGTAAACTCAACGTCTACATAACCAGTTGGAACTTGTTTGCCTTTTTCTTCAGCCATAATATATTGCTTTATAAATTAAAAAATTATTTTTTTCTATTAAGCAGCTTCAATTGCAGCTTCAATAGTAGCTAAATCATCATAAACAAACGCGCTAAGATCAAGATTCTTAACATACTGAAAGAATCTACTCTCTCCTAACATTGTAAATTTGTTTGTAATGAATTGGTCGTTAATCCATCCGATTCTAATTGAAAAAGGAATATAATTAACTAAATTGTATTTTTTCATATCCCCAACAAATACTTTGCCATTTGGAATTTTAATCCAAGGGCGAATAGTAACTCCTCCAATTGAAACAGAATTAAAAAGACTAGCTTGTGGATATAATGGCAAACCATCGCCATCTTTAGCAGATTGAAACTCTAAGAAAAAATCTAAGGGGCTAATCATAACAACATTTGCTTTTTTAGGCATTTCGTCTGCAAAAGCTTGCGTTGTATAAATGTCTGTAATAACAGCGTTAATTTTGTCCATGAAATTACTTTTTCCATTTTCAAATTTATCAGCCATTGCTCCAACTACAAATGTTCTAGCTAAGGTTGTTACTCCAGAAGGAATTTCACCTGCACCTGAACCAAAGTACAATCCATTAACTTTAAACAAGTCGTGTTTTTGTCTTAAGTATGTGCGAGCTATAGAAGATAATCGCGTGTAATCAGTTACAGCTTCTTCAGTTAAAATTTCATAAGCTGCAATTTTCTTGGGGCGAGGGTGTCTTGTTTCCCATTTAAAATCAATTTGAGGCTTTTCAGCTCCTTCAGCTACAAAATCATAATCACCGTCTTTTGGAATCATTTCAGTATAAGTCGCAAAAGGTTTTCCTGTTCTGGAAACGTTCATGAGGCTAATAAGCCCATTATCGTTTCTAAGGTCAAAATCACCTAATCTAGCAACAGCTACATTTGGTACGGCATCAATTTGATTTCCATTGCCTGTGGTAATGTCTTCAGGCGCTTTGTCAACATCTTCATAGGGATTAAAAACAATTTCACCAGAACCTTTGTGGTAAATATTTTTAATTTCGCTTTGATTTTCTTTAAGAAAAGATGTAAATTTTTCTTGAATAGTAACAATACGTTTTTCTTTCATTTCTTCAATAAAATCTTCAAGAGCTTGGCCTTGTTTTTCAATTGCAGAAATAGCCTCTTTCAACTCATTTTTTGTAGCCCCTTCATCCTGAAGTTTTTTAAGCTCATCTTGAGTTTCTTTAAACTTTTTGTCTAAGGCGTCAGCAATTTTTTTATCTTGCTCTTGCTGCCTTTTTTCTTCTTCCGTCATTTTTAACGATTTAAAAAAATTATTATTAGTTGTTATTTTGTTTGCTATAGTGCTTTCGCGGCTATAAACTTAAAGCTTAGTGCTTTCGCGGCTAATTAATCTCCAGCCAACTCTTTACTGGAGAAACTCTTTTATTTTTTATTGTTTTATTTTCAGATATTGATATTGTAGGTGTTATTTGATTGCTTCCTAAAACCACAGCTGAACCTTCAATTGCTTTAGCTTCTGTTACAGCCCAAAAATATCTTCTTTTTTCTAAATCAACTTTGTTTACTACAAATTTAGAATATTTTTGCCAAGCTTCATATTTAGCTCCATAATCTTCATCATTAATGCATGTTATCATTTTAACGTAACGCATTCCAACACTGTGATTATCAACCCTCCCTTCTTTATATTCATTAAACATAAAAGCGTTTCTTTCGCGCTTAACTATAGATTCAAAAACTAAAGCTTGAGTTTTACCTTCAACATCATATCCAAGTTCTTTCCAGTTATATTCTTTAGCGTATGCTTTTAAGCTATCGCCATCTGATATAACTTTATCAAAAGCCATTTTATGTTCTTGTAAATGCTTTATTCTTTTGTTTTCAGATAAAGATTTATCCCATAATCCTTTTATGTGAACATCTCCATGTGAATCTAAAAGATTAGTTGTATTTATTACAGCTTTAACTTTCAACTCATTTGAATCAGCTAAATTAGATTTAGATGCTATTCCAAAATCTTTTAAAGTTTGAATACCTCCAGTAAAACTATCAGCATATTTTAATGCAGATTTTTTAACGTAAAAAATATCACTTTCTTTTTCTACAAGAAAATCAAATAATTCTTTATCAGTTTTAAATTCAGGTATCTTAAACATATTTATTTTTTTACAATTATATGATCTTTAACTTTAATATTACGCAATTCTAATTCCTTCTTCAATTGCTCTTTTTCTTTCTGACTCAATTTTTGAGTTGCCATTGTTTTCTTGCTGTCCATTATTTGAAGTATTTTGAATTAATTCTCCCAATTTAGTTCGCTTGTCAATATCAACCATTTCCAATGCTAATTCTTGTGGAATACCAACCATTAACAAAGCTTTTAAAGCTGTAGCTTGTTTAAATACAACGTCATACTTTTCTAACAATATAAATTGCATTATAGGCATGTGCGTGTAATCGCCTATAATTTTGTCATCACCTTTATTTTTATTAAATACCGCGCAAGCGCTATTTAATGAAGGTTGTATCTCATTTTGTATATAAGATACCATTGACTCTTTAAAATTATTATATGTTGTTTTTTTAGCCTCTAAAGATAAAATGTCTTTAGGTATGTGAAGTGCACTGTAAATTATGTTGCCGTCTACTTTTACACTTTCGTCTAAGCCTAAATCTCTTAGCGCAATATGTAATGATTTGTAAGTTAAATCAGATTTTGTGACAACACCTCTTTTGCGATTAAATGCTAAACCTATTTTATTATTAAATAAATTTTCAACTTGCTCTTTTTCTTCAGGTGATAATGGGAAACCTTCTTTTTTACCAGAAATTAATTCTTTGCCATTTGTTTTAAGAATTATATTTTTAGCTATAAGGCTGTCATGCGTATTTATAAGTGTTTGTCTTAATCCATCTAATCTACTTTTAGCTGTAAATGGATTTTTATTAAGCATGTTTGGTAAGTCGTAAAAGAAAAGTAAATCTTTTATTCTAAACTTAGAATTTTCACCATTTTTATCATAAATAATAAATTCATTTAAAGCTTTTTCACTAGTAGACCTAAAAGTTCTTTTATTAAAATTTTCTGGCCATTTAATCAAATCTTTATCTAAAACAAACATTGACTTTGCATCGTCAAAACCTAATATTTTTTTTTGAGCTACAACAGCAACTCCTTGAGCTATCATAACAAACATTAAGGTTTCTAAAAAATCCTCTTTAGTTTGATATTGATTTGGATTATCAATTAAATCTAAAAATTTATGATCTAATATTTTATTTTTACTATGTTTTTGTATTACTGAAAAATTTGCTTGAGAGAAGATTTTAGATACAAATAATATTGCAGGCGTAAGTATTGGGTGGTTTTGAGCCATCTGCAAATTAGAAGCTCCTTCATACCATTTGTGTATACTTGTTAAATCATAAAAACTGTCTCCTGACTCATTTCTCATCCAGGAAGGCCAGCTCAATTTAGGTAGACTTAATCTCATAAAAACAAATGTACCTTGAAAATAAACAAAAAAAAATTTTTTTAATAGATTTTTTTTGTTTATTCACGCATAATCATATTTTTATACCAAGATAATTTACAAGATAAGTTATTATATATCTTAAAGCATCCATATAGTGATCGTCTTTTTTAACTGGGTTATCAGTTGGCTTTTCATATCTATCTAATTCCCAAGAATAGTTATCGTATTCTTTTTTAAACGCAGCTAAATGCTTATCTAAACCGCTAACAAAATATATCGTAAAACCTTGTACTACTGTTATTCCAGGCGAAACAGAATTATTTCCCTTTTTAGCTTCAACAGCTAAATAACCTATATCACGCATTATATTAACATATTCTTTTTTAGCTGGGTCACAAGCAACTAAACTAGTATGCTTAATCATTGTTGGTATATCTTTTTGTAATATTGAAGATATAGATTGATCTATTGAAGATAGTGGTTTATAAAACCTAGGGAAAACATAAAAACCTCCGTCTCCATCGTATTTTACTTCTAAATTAGCTGTAGGAGATGACGTTCCAAAGTCTTGCCCAAAATAACTTGTGTAATTTAAACTGTCAAACTCTTCTGGAGATATTTTTATCCAGTTTCTATATATACGATTTGGTTTTTCAGAACCTATTCCTAACCCATATACTAACCACATATAAGTATCTGCAGTCTTACGCTTAACATTAAGTTTATTTATAGGAGGTTGATTACTTCTAGATATTGGATAACCTTTGTATAAAACTTCAGCACCAGAAACTTCATAACTACCAGTTTCCCAAGGCTCATAAGAATTTAATTGTTCAACTATATTTTCTGGACAAAAAGCATTATCTTTAAATGAAGAGTGTATAAAAACAGTTCTAGGATCATTTTTATACCCTTCTAACCAAAAGTCTTTAGATGGATTATAATCTGCAAATACAGTTAAAGCTGTTCTTTGTGTTATTTGTAAATAAACTGGTTTTGAAAATTCAGTAATTTCATTAAAATAACTTATATCTTGAGCTCCACCCAAAACTTTACCTACGCTATCAGCTCCTTCAAACAATATTTCAGAACCAGTTGGCAAATATGTAAATCTTCCAAGCTGTTTGTTTTCTTTAAACTTAAAAAATAACGTTTGATCGGTCATTATTATTTTTTTGAAATCTTCCATAACTGTAGCTCTACATGTTACTTTAGTATCTCTCCAAACAGTTATTCTAAGCTTTTTTTTTCTTATCATCTCCATCATTAGGAGCTGAAGTATAGAATAAGTTTTACTTGAGCGAGATCCGCCCATACTAACTATTTGTCTATACTTTCCTGGATAATAAACTTTTGCTGTTTTATTAAACGTATTAGTTACTTTTATATCCATTCAAATATCAAATTATATATTAACCAAAACATCATTATTATTCCAAATAAAGAAAAAATTAATAATATTAAAACTACGTATAAAGAAGGTTTTTTAACATCAAATCTCAAATAATTATAATTATAAAGTAAATCCCATTTGTGACCTTGAATTTTATTAATTATATAATTAACTTCAAGTTCAACACTATTTAGATTCCAGCCTTTAAGCTTTAACATTGCCCAAATAAGTTGAGGTCTACTAAATTTAGGTTCATCAGGAAGTAATAAAGGTGGTTTTTCATTTGTTCCAACTATTAATTCTACCAACTCTTTTTTACTTAATGAAGATATGTATTTATTGTAATTTTTCATCTATTAAATGGTTTGCTATTATTTGGTTTATTAATATTTTAAATGATTTTAAATCTCTAATTACATAGTAACAAAATCCTTGAGATTTAATGTGTTTTTCCCATTCTATTTGTTTTTCACTTTGACAGCCGTAAATATTTTTCATTTCAATACAATATGTTTTACCTTTATACATAAAAAGCATATCAGCTACACCGGAATAAACACCTGTCATTTTAAATATCTTACCTTGCAAAGCTGATCTAGCTCCACCGTTTGGAACAGCAAATAAACAACCTCTTAATTTTTTGTATGTGTTATTAAACCAAACGTAACATTCACTTTGTATTTGATCTTCAGTTTTACGACTCATCTTCTTGTATTTCATCTATTAATATAACCTCTTTTTCACCATCAGCATTAACTATTACAGTTTGAATATTAATAGTTGTATCTTGCTGCTCTAATTCACCTCCTTCCATTCTAGTTACTTTAGGTTTAAAATGCTCTAGCAACTTAAGATAATTTCTAGCAAAATCTTTATCTCCCATTTGAGATATAACATTTATAAATCTTTCAGTTAAACTTCCGTCAACCATTTTTTTTAAAAGGTCCCACTGAGTTTCACCTTCTTCAATTCTCTCTTTTATAATTGCTATAACTTTTGGATTATTAACTACAGGCAATTCAGACTTTTCATCAAGCATAGCTTCCATTTTTTCTTTCATGGAATTTTTTATAGATTCTTCAAAAACTCCTCCTTCAGCCATTTTATTCTTTTTTACTTGATTCTAATATATTATGCATCTCTTTGCTGACTTTAGTGTAATCTAACATCATCTGTTCAACAGTCTCACTCATTTCCACTTCGTTGCGAATACATTCCATTTTAAAAGATGTTTTTATATCTTTATCAATGTTCAAAGTTGTAGCTATTTTTTCACTCATTTTATTAAAAATTTTGATATGTGCAAATGTACGAAAAATATTTCATAATATAAAAAATAAAACACAGTAAAAAAAGTCAAAAATTTCCGAACAGTCAAAGTTGTTTAAATTTTTAACTTCAGAACGCTCCAGATGGAGTTTTAAAGTGCCTCCACTGCCTCCAAATTTTTCCAGA